CTTCCGATCTTCCCTTATTTTTAGTTATAATCAGATGTTTACGGATAGCTTGGCAAAGCCATCACTATCAACAGCACTCAAGAACTGACCAATTTTTACTGAATTAGTTGATGACGTACTAATCAATCCACTAGCACCAACATAAGCATCAACGCCAGCAGAAGGACTTCCAGTAACCTTATTTGTAGATACTTGACCTTGACGTAATAGCGTTACCTTGCCACCTACTTGAACTTCATCACGATGCCAGTTAATGTGCTGTCTAGTTAGATCAAGATTGACAACGTCATTCACGAGAATTCCGATAGGTCTTGAACCTGAAACTGCGGCAGCATAACTTACAACAGCATTAGCATCATCCATCGAGATACCCGAACCACCTGTCACAACACATGCAACACCACCACGTTCAGCAGTTGTGTTCATGAAGAACGAAACGTCAGTCAAAAGCTCGATACGATCTGGTTTTAGAGCCATGTTTTTTCTCCCTTATGAAAAATTATTATTTGTTAAATCTACTACGAACGAAATTAGCTAGACCTTCGCTAATTGAATCTACTGCGGAATCATCGCTAGCAATGCTAAGATTGACTTCCTCTTCGGTTACAACCTCATCTAAAACCGCAGGATCGGTTACAGAGGCAGAGCATTTGACATTATCTTTTGCTTCTTCTGGCATTTTCTTTTTATCGTCGGTCTTCTTGGCTGCGAAAGAAGAAAACATGGATGCCATAGCTTCAAAAGAATCGTCATCCATAGATTCGAATTTTTCAACAACGCTCGCTGCTGTTTCGTCATCAACACCACGATCAACAAGAGAAGCCTTACGCTTAAACATCTTGTCTTTCTTCATGGCGTCTTTTTCTTTTTCTTGATAACCAGCAACGGCTTCTAGAGCGGCATCGAGTTCAGCCTTCATTTTTTGCTTTTCTTCTTCTGCGTCTTTTGCCATCTTATCTTTCTTTGCAGCTTCTTCTTTAAGAACTTCGATTACTGCAATTTTTTCATTTAGATTGGCAATGTCAGCAGCTAGTTTTTCGTTTTCTGTTTTTAGTGCTAAAATTTCTGCCGAAGTAGTATCGGCTTCTGCAACTGGTTGAGTAACAACTGTTTCTTCAACAACTTGAGTCTCCGCCTTTGCATCAGCTTCAACTTCAACTTCTTTTTCAACTTTATTAAGTTCTGCTTGTGGCATAATGTTAGTCTCCGAATTATTATTGGACTGTGGAATAGATACACCTAGTTGTGCAATTTCTTTATTTTTTTCTTCTAATGGTTCAATTTGCTTTTCTGGAACAAGACTATAAGAGAAGATTATACTATCTTCATTAGCGGGACGATCAACATATCCCTTCCCGCTAAAAGTAATGTTTCTAAGCACTCTTCCAATTTTATAATCCTCATGTTCTCCCGCTCCACCATAAGCTCGGAGATATTTAGTTAGATAGGCTGTTTCATTATTTCTAGCAAGAATTTTATATTTACCAGTCTCTTTATTTAGGATACCATAATCAAATCCTTTAAAGAAACATTCCATGCTAACATATTTTTTACCAGAATCTATTTCAGCGATAAGCTTATCTGCTCTTTCCTTTAGTTCTGGAATGGTAAAGCCTCTATAAATAACTGATCCAGTAAGTATGTGATATTTATCTGGTAGATTTTCTGGTTTAATATCTTCTTGAATTATTTCGCCGGCGTCTGTGATCGGCCAATTTGATATGATATGTCCTACGATAATGCCTTCGTTATGTTCTAAATTAGTAGGCTTATGTTCTGGAGTTCTTTTAGCTGCCCAGATCTCATATTTATCAAATATATCATCATTTTTATTCCAAGATGATGTTACTAGAATAGATTGAGAATAGTATAAATCTTCATCGTTGTAAGAAGCTATACTTTTGATCTTATCTTCTAAAGATGATTTTTTTGTTATAGAACATGGACTAGCTAGATTAGCATAAGAAATTGATGCAGAGGTTGCTAGTAGTGATTCTAGTCCGTCGGCTATTTCTTGTGGAAAAATTGGCATATGCATAGATATTACCCTTTAGTTAGTAATGTTGTCATTTGACTCATACACCATAGAATAGAAAGAGGCTTTTGCTTGCTTAGTTTCATCTGAATTTAATTCTCGACCTAGTTCAGACTGTAAAACTTTGGACCATGTAGAATACTGTTGGATTATTCCTTTATTAAGATCATTTTGATCTATAAGATTAGAGAGAAGTGATTCAGATATATGTTGGTATGGCTTTAATCTTAGTAATAGTAAGTTTTTGGTATGTTCTAATTCTTGACTTTCAGCATTAGAAAGCATTCTTAAATTTTTCTTACTCACATATTCTAAAAACATTGGATTAACTATCTCACTTATTTGATCTTGGGCTTTAGCTGCCCACATCATTAGTTTCGCGCCTGTTCTTGGGCGAAATACTTTCTCTTTTCGTTTTTGCGTGTCTTTAGATAGTTTTGGGCGCCCTTCTCCTGACTCTTTTGGCAACGATTTCGAAGACGAATCGTTTGCCAACTTCGTTGGGGTAGGAGCAAAATCCGATCTTAACTCTAGACCTATTTTTTCGCCACTTTTCTTTTTTTCAAGTTCTAATCCAACTTGTCCTGGAGAGACAATACCTAGCTGTAGAGCGATTTTCTTAAGAGTATTCTCAAATACTGGATCATACCATGGCCCAGCTTTTCTAACTCTTCTTTCAGAATCTCTTTCTTTTCTTTCTCTATTAAGTCTAGCTTTTTCCATATCTGGATTCATGCCAAACTTAGTTTGTAGTAATTCATCAGAGATTAGATTACGATCAGCCAATTGAATTAATAGGGCCTTTTCTGAATCTTCGTTACTCAAGTCCATTCTGTCAAATTCAATGTCTGCTGGATAAGGAAAGCCCATTGCTTTTTGTACTAACTCTATTTCATGCTTCCAAAATCTTGTTAATATTGCTCGACCATATTCTAGTCTTTGTGTTAGAGTTTTTAGTGAGATGAAATTATTCGTTGTTCCTGCTGCTCCAAAAGTACCTGTCAGAGTCGGAGGAATACCTAATCCAGCATATACGCTATTTAAGTGTGGAATATATTTACCTTCACCTAAGAATTGATGAACGCTGGTTTTACTCTCTATTAACTCAATATCTGGACCCCAAATAAGATCCATAGTACCACCGCCCACGTTATTTCCTAAGATTTGTGCTAATTTTGCTGTGGAATTTTTAGTTGGAGCTATCTTATGCTCTAAACTTCCTAGCTTAAAAATACGGATATTACTAATAGCTCCGTCAAGAGCAGCCATATCTGCTAATTTTAGCTTGTCTATTAATGTAATATCATCCATGATAGCATGAATCATAGGATAAGCCCAAGCTTCCCAATCATCTTTTTTATAATGAAAGACTTCTGTTTTTGCTGGATCTAGTGGATATGCCTTTTTTTGTTTTGCTGCCTCTATAATAGCTGAGGGTAAATTAGCTACTAGCTGTCTTTCTTCCTCGCTCTTAGGAGAGTTTATTATTCTTCTAATACTAGCTGGTAGAATAATTTGATATCTTTTATCCTGAATAAATGAAGATAAAGAGCCTCCTGCTACTTCCACAAGAACAGGATCTATAAAAGTATATCTCCAGGGAATCTCTCTTTTATCAATTTCTGGACCATTTGCATCTGTAATATCAAAATCAGCAGAAGCTCTGACTTTATACATATCGCTAACACTCTTAAGCGGAAGTTTACCTGTTTGTCTATTTATTACGATATTACCGGATTTATATAGGTTATTTAAGAATCTTTCGCTGCGCTCTTTTCCACCAATCTTCTCAAACCATCTTCTGTAAAATCTTTCGTATTTTTTATTTTTGTGAACAAGCTTTATTCCTTGACAAGCAAAATCACCCATCAAATCAATTACGTTTTTTACTAAGCCATTTCTCTTGTAGATATCCTCTGCTCTTCGCAGAATTAATTGCATTGATCTACGAGGGATAGCTTCGTCTGGACGGAAGAAGTCGTAATCAGTTCGTGTAAAACCAGGACGGCCAGAAGTATTAGTATCTAAATTAGAGTAGTCTAAGCTGTATCTACGACCAGCAGCTTCTGCTTTTTGGATTCCTGTAAACTCTTCAAGAGAAGAAGATGCTCTTTTTAGAGCGCTTTGCTTACTTTCTAGGTCATCTCCCCAGGTTATGTAAGCGTCTAAATCCAATGGGGCCGCGTTTTTTATAGCATCGCCATTTTCATATTTTCTTCTTTTGGTCATTTTTTTACCTAATTGAATTACTAATTATATTGTAATACCATTAACCGATAAATACACCCTTTATCGATATACTCCCATAAATATGTCATCTCCATTTTCATTGATTGGATTAACATACCAGTCCGGTCCTTTGTATAAAGCTCCTTTACCCCCTATTAAATCTCTAGCGTTTCCACCAACGAGATCATATTGAATAGCTGGAATAGCACGATTCATTTGTCTGGCAAGCATATTGGCAATTAATAAAGAACTATAACGATCTTTTCTTAATCTGCCTCTTTTACCATTAGGAAGTTTCAATTCGGGAGTATCCCATCTGTCTCTAGCATTAGGCCCAGTACTAGTTTGAGTCATAACAATAGTAGTTAATTCATTTTTAAGATCTTCTATTTCTAGAATACATTCGCTCTTACTATCGTATACTGATTTTAGTTCAGTATTTAAAATATCCTTACCTTCATTTTCTAGAGCTAATCCTATTGTTAAACTGTCAAATCTAGGAAATAATAATACCTTATCTTCTAAATCTTTTCTTAATCCATGATTAGCTTGACTTGTCCAGTCAGCCTTAGCAAATTGCACTAGTTCTAAGAGATGTAACCCAGCAAGATCATCTGTGTCTTTAAATTTATTAGGATCTATTACTGGGAAAATAAGATTTTCACCTTCTTCTAATTTACTAGGATCGTGGAGAGCTTCTTCGATAGCTACTCCTCCTCCTTGAGCGTCCATACCTATTCGGGCGCATGGAAAAATCTTCATTAAATTACGAATCTTCCGAGCGCAAAATCCATAAAAATCATGTTCTGTTGTCATTCCTATTTTTTGTCTATCCTTAAAATTACTTCTATTTGTAGTCCAACAATAGACTATTCTAGAATGACTAGGATGTATTTCTAAAACAACTATACTAAAATTATCCTGTTCACTAGCAGGATCAATTCCATATATGTATTGAAGATTTGGATTTCCTACTGTGATAGCATCGAATATGGCTGGTTTTCCGTCAAGAATTAAAGGTTTATTCTCTGAGGCAACACAGCTTTCTATTAGAGAGCGGCGAAAGAATCCTTCACTATCACTAATAAAACATGCTGCATATTCCATATTATAGATTCCAGTATGAATTGTAGCCTTAGCTCTACTCACCTGCTTATCATCCATGAATCCTTTTGGAATTAACTCATAAGGCATACGAATAATACAAAAATCTTTCCAGTTAAAATTTTCAGGAACCTCTCCCTTAAATAACTCTTCTAGTTTTCTTCTGTCTCCCCCGCTCTGTATAATACCCTTGTATCTTCTCCAGTACGAAGCAAAATGTTTGAAACTATAATCTGCTGTTCCAGCAATGATCGTCTGATTACCCATTTTATATTTTAATTCTTCTAATTCATCACTCCATAAACCAGCGTCCATCATAGCTTGACGTTTTGCTGAATCTTTAACGTTTTGAATAGGATTCGCGCTAACAGCCGCGAACCCGGATACTACTGTCTCATAAATATCTGGTGAGATAGAGGCAAATTCGTCCGCAATAATAATATGCGCTCTAAGACCTCTAATTTTACTACCGTCGCCTAAAGGAATAGCTACTGTCCAACTATCTCCGAGTCGCATAGTACAACGATCAACGTCTCTTCTTGGACCGTCTTCATTTCCATTAAAAATATTTCGTAAAATAGAGCTATTGCGCCAAATAGTTTCCATATATTCA